ACCTAGCAAAGAATATGTGAATCGTTTATATTCATCATTACAACAAATAGAAAATCCGCCTAAATATCATATATCGAGAATATTGTCTGCGTAGGATAATTAGTCAAGATTAACGAGCATACGTGAGACCACAATTACCGCCAACAAACGTTAGTATATTGTAACGCTCTTCAAATACAGTCATATTATAGTTATAATCGTATATTCTCCATGTAGGTTTATTAACACCTATAATTTCGCCGCTAGATGGATCACATATAGTATATACTTGGGCTAATGGGTCTAATGGAGGACTATATGTTGTGAATTCTAATTGAATCTCGCGGAATTTACTCATATTCATAGCACCAGACGGTTGGAAATCAAATGGGTCATTATTTATGGCAAAACTGTAATTATATAATCCGTCTGGAGCATTACCGGATGTTCTCACATATTTCTCAGCATAATTATATACACCAGCATCAAGCACATTTTCTCTATATTTTCCATCCAATAATATACCTAATTGAAGTAAAATTTCTCTTTGATTCTGTGGTGCGAAAATACCCGTAGTAAAATAACCGGTATGTGTTCCAGTCGATGGATTGTAGCCGGGTCCTATACCAGCCATTGTAATCGGATTACAATTCAATACCCAATTTCCAGATGGATCGGCAAATTCGACTTCTTGTGGCAAATAACGATAGGGCCAATTCGTATAATTACTCCATTCATTTCGCAAATTAATATCCGTTCTCTGAAATATCCACATCCACGATGATACCATACCCATTGTATTTTCTAACTTGACGCGCTGACTGCCAGTAACATTGAAAAAATTCCAATCGTACACAGATTTGAATAAGTATTTTTGCTCTTGCGTGGCAAATACTTTCGATTCTTCTTCCGATAAAAATCCATATGTAGATATTAAATGAACATCCGCATTCCAGTTTGTACGCTTATCTTGATATGACATTGTATTAAGTGAAATGTCGGGTGGCGGTTGTATAAATCGATAAAATTGTTGTAACGATTCATTAAAGTTCGGTTGAATATACGGATAATTGTTCTGTTGGTCGGTTACATCACGAATCACGATTAATTCTTGAACTGGTCTTATCGTAATATTTATTTCCAATTCATTGTATTGGAGAGCCACTAAGGGAAACGCCATTTTTGCGGCTAAAGTAAACCAAAAGTTAATAGGAATGTATAACTTTCTTGCCCGAATAGATGGTTCTGGACCGACTGGATTTGTAGTATAATACGCGTTTGGATAACAGTTTACCCGCGGTCCGCAACACCCAGGGTCATTTAATTCCGGAACATTACCAGTCATTTTATCGTATAGTTCCTTTTTGTCTTTTGAGAAATCGCGCTGAACCATAGCTAATAAATACGCACCAGAATACCTATTTAATGTTTGACCGCCTACCACAATCTCCACTTCTTGAATCATTTGTGTACCCAAATTATCAATCCATTTGAATTCATACGGCGCCCAATTTCCAGAACAATCTTGAGGAGGATATATGGGACTCCATATAGTAGGCAATTGAACTACTAAATAAGTATCCAATAATAATTCCGCATATCGTTTCATTCTAAACGTAAATTTAGAGGGTTCCGACATTCTCAAATTTCGTAAACCGTCGAAATCAATACGGAACTTTTGTAGTCCAAAATTGGTGTATTTTTTATATGTTGTTTTGAAAAATGTCTTTGACGGGTTTCCATTTAAATATACATTTTGATTTCCATAAGCAACAATGTTTAATAGTCCTCCTGGCATAGATTATATATATATTTGTCATACAATAAATATGTTTAACTTTTTATAATAATTAATATATTATATGTTTTTATCGAATTATTTTTTCATAATCTAATATAAGTATGGACGGTTTAAAAAAGGCTCAGCAAATGTTTTCAGATATGTTAAGTGAAGAAAATAGCGCGACTACAATAAAATATGTTGTTTACGCAGTAATCGTCGTATTAATAATTGGTATTACTACATATACTCTTGGTAAAATGCGTCTTAATAAAAACAATTGTGATGCGCTAGGAAAATTATATCCTTCTTTCCCAATCATCTCTTCTTATAATCCAGATGACGCCACATATAAATATTTATTGCGCGATTATTATGTAAAAACCGCATATAATTGCTGCTGTGGTGGACAATTTAAGAATGATTATGTGAATGTATGTGCTTTAAAAACATGTATTGCGCAAGGTGCTCGTGTTCTAGATTTTGAAATTTATTCGGTTCGGGACGATCCGGTTGTAGCTACATCGGCGGTTGATAATAACCATGTAAAGCAAACATATAATCAAATCGCATTTGATGAAGCTCTACAAACGGTTAATAATTACGCCTTTAGCGGTGGATCATGCCCCAATCCAAATGATCCGTTAATTTTACATTTTCGTATTTCCAGTAATAACGACAAAATATACAAGAAAATGGCCGATACTATCTATTCCACATTTCATTCTAGGTTATTATCCAAAGAATACAGTTACCAATACAATGGTAATAATTTAGGATCCGTTCCATTAAAGGAATTCACTGGTAAAATTATCATCTCAGTCGATCGATCAAACCCAATGTTTGAAAATACACCCCTTCAAGAATATGTCAACATTGCTTCTAATTCTATATTTTTAAGGGCTACTCGCCAATATGATATTGTCAACGCACCGGATTCAAATGAATTAATTGAATACAATAAAAAGAATATGAATCTAACTATGCCCGATCTCAGTGCGTATAATAATAATGTGGCAGCCGCACTAAACTTCAAATATGGATGTCAATGGGTAGGAATGAGTTTCCAAAATTTTGATTCTAATATGGAATACTATAGTTTATTCTTTGATGAAGTTGGTCACGCATTTGTTTTAAAACCGGAGCATTTGCGTTTTGTTCCCGTTACTATACCTGACCCAAAACCACAAGATCCAGCGAATTCTTTTACCACTCGTACTGTGGCAACTGACTATTATTCTATTAGTGTTTAGACTTCCTTACCTCACAATACAAATACAAGTACAAATACAAATTCATATATATAATAATTTTTTATACTTATTATATATATCTTTACATGGCTAATTGTAAAAAAGAAGTTACATTAGAAGAAAAAGAAGTTGAAATATTAAGAAACGCCATAGATATTGCTGAAAAGCGAAAGGGAAGACAAACTGTCAGCGACCCAGATGTGAAAAAAATTATATCCATGTTGGAAGACTTCCTCAAGAAGAAAAGGCTCGTTTGTTATGGTGGAACTGCCATTAATAATATTCTTCCACTAGACGACCAGTTTTATGATAAAAATATTGAAATACCCGATTATGATTTCTATTCTCCGAATGCATTGGATGATGCGAAAGAATTGGCTGATATTTATTATAATGCCGGATTTCATGAAGTAGAGGCAAAGGCTGGTGTTCATCATGGAACTTACAAAGTATATGTGAATTTCATTCCGGTCGCTGATATTACTTATTTAGAAAAATCATTGTTTAAGCGTGTTCAAAAAGAAGGGATCCGTGTTTACGGCATCTTGTACTGTCCGCCTAATTTTCTCAGAATGAACATGTATTTAGAATTGTCAAGACCGGCTGGCGATATCAGTCGATGGGAAAAGGTGTTAAAACGACTTATTCTATTAAACAAGAACTATCCTTTAAAGGGAAAACACTGCGATCCAAAATTGTTCCAGCGACAATTTGAATTGGTTGATGTTAAGAAAGAGGAGCAATTGTATTATGTTGTCCGCGATTCCTTTATCGATCAAGGATTGGTCTTTTTTGGCGGTTATGCTAGTTTCTTATATTCGGAATATATGCCAGCTAGACAAAGAAAATTATTTCAAAAAACGCCCGATTTTGATGTGTTATCCGAAGAACCAGAACAAGCCGCCATTATGTTGAAAGAACGCTTACAAGATTTTGACTATACGGGTATTAAAATCGTAAAACATGATGGTATTGGTGAACTTGTCGCTCCGCACTATGAAGTCAGAGTGAAAATCAACAATATTGATGAAACGATTGCCTTTATATATAAACCACTCGCTTGTCATAGTTATAATATTATTAAACGCGGTAATAAAACGGTTCGTGTAGCTACAATCGATACTATGTTGAGTCTTTATTTTGCCTTTTTCTATAGCGGGCGTGAATATTATGATGAAAATCGTATTCTATGTATGGCGCAATATTTATTCGATGTTCAACAAAAAAATAGACTCGAACAAAAGGGTTTATTAAAACGATTTAGTGTGAATTGTTATGGTGAACAAGAAACATTAGAGGCAATGAGAAATACAAAGGCCAAAAAATATGCGGAATTAAAGGGAAAACGAAATTCAAAGGAGTATGAATCGTGGTTTTTGCGTTATATTCCCTTTGAAAATAAAATGGATAAGGAAGAAAAGAAGGCAGAAAAGGATGCTGGTAAAGAGGAGGCCAAGGAAGAAGTAAAGGAAGCTGACAAGGAGCAAGAAACAGATGCTAAATCAAAACCAGTAAAGATGAAAAAGACGGTCACTTGGAAAAAAGTAAAGAAGCCGATGGCGAAAACAAAAAAAAATAAAGGCAAAAAGGGTCTCTTTGGTTTCTTCTAGAAATTTTAATGGTGTATACTCATACTAAATCATATTGTTATCATATTCTATAATCATATTGTTAAATATATCATAATATCTCTCCATATATATTTAAAAACGGATATGTGTTGTTGAATAAATGTGTCCTTCTTCCAACTATCTGGTAATAAATTGTCAATATGTAACCCTACTCTGAATATATAAAATAGAATTACGTATATTATTTCTCTCAATCTAAAAAATAATATATCGATAATGTTCCAATCATTTACATAACTACACATATTATTACTCTTGCTGGTTTCAAAAAAACGATGAGTGTCCATCAAACCTTCCAATAAGCGCGGATATATGTTCTTCTCGTTTTTTATAAAAATCATTTTTTTAAATTTGTCAAAGCTTTGTAGATTTAAAAACAATACCTTGCGCTTATTTTCTCTAGACTTGAACATATATGGAAACGCACCATCAATACAACCATCGTCATCGGTAGGCTTCCTATCTATTAAATAAGGAACGTAGAGAGATTTAATTATATTATCGATTAATTCACTCTTACTCTTGTATCGTTTCTTAATAATTTGTTTCCCTTTTATTGTGTCAAAATAAGTGAGATAAAAACGATTATTAACGAGAGCAAGGTCTTCGTCTTTTACAACATCATTGAGAATCTTCTTAAATAAGACGACGACCTTTTTAAGGTCTTGATGACGCCTCAGATATTTATAACTACTATTACATATTTCGATCGATATATCCATCTTATTTAGTAAAAATAAAATGCCTAATATCGCACCTATACTACAGCCGGAGACTCGTTTTATCTTTAATTTCTCTCTACACTCTAATTCTTTAATATAAAATAGACCGCCTAACATGTATACACCATTGAATGCGCCTCCATCCAAGACTAAATCTATTTCGGGTGGCAGATTTTTTTCCGGTATATTTTCAATTAATGTATTTATAAATGTATTTAATGCCATTGGAACTATTGTTATTTTTAGTTTATATTAGTTTTTCAAAATATTTACTTACATATATGTCGTCGAATCAACGTCCATCGTGGCAAGAATATTTTAAAACAATAGCGGAATATACGGCTACACGATCTCCTTGTGAGCGATTAAAGGTTGGATGTTTGTTAGTTAAAGATAATCGTATCATTTCGCAAGGCTATAATGGATTTTTGCCGGGAGCCCCACATGAATCTAAAGTGGTAGATGATCACGAACAAGCAACGGTTCATGCTGAACAAAATGCGATTACTGATTGTGCTAAACGAGGCGTTAGTAGCGACGAATGTGATGCGTATATCACTCATTATCCATGCGTAAATTGTATGAAAATGCTATGTGCGGCTGGAATAAAAAATATTTATTATGTTACCGACTATAAAAATGATCCACTAGTTGAGTATTTTCAAAGCATATCAAATATTCAGCACATAAAGAAAATTTGAATTGTGGGTGTTATTTATTTTCTCTTTTATTTTTATCATTTTTTGGTTTTCTTTATTTTTGTTTATTTTTGTTTATTTTTGTTTATTTTTGTTTATTTTTCTCATATTTCTTAACCATGTT